TTTGGATCTAATTTTCTTGCAACATAAACAAGATCTACTGAGCTTTCGTCAGTCAAAAGTTTACGCCCTTCAATTTCAAATTTTATTTCTGGATCTGAAAGTTTTAAAACTCGCAAACAAAATGGATCTGTCGGTAAAGTAAATTGTTTTGAGTATGTAAAACTTGGTGCTTCAGAGTCAGCCGCTAAAGTCTGTCTTGCTATTAAAGCATTCCAAGGATGCGCTCTAAAAACACTATCCCTTACAGATTCATATCGCTGATTACATATTCTGCCAGCCTTACTATCTTCATTTAAAGCAAGGATAGTAGATGCGCCTATCATATTTAATGCTGAGTTACATATATCAACCGCAGAAGCCATTATTAATTCCTATAAAAAAGGACAGCGCATTGCTACGCTGTCCTGGTTGTTTAATTTATAACGTATTCAATAATGAATGACATTGTACCAGCAGTACCACCAGTTGCATTAAATGTAGCTGCAACGTAGTAATGACCGCCTGGATCTGAGGAATCACCAGCTATAGTGTAAACCTCTTGACCAGCAGTATTAATATCTGCCGCTTCAAATCTTACATCTGTCATAGCAGCTGCATCAGCAACGGAGCTTGCAAAGCAATCTTCGTCTTTAACAACACCAGCGCTAGTGTATAAACCTACATTAAAAGTACAGCTGCCACCTAAAGTGTCGCTGCCTACCTTTAACGAGCTTATTCTAGCGTGAGTTGGTATTGGAGCTAACATAACAATATCATTGTCAGTGCTATCTCCAGCTGCTAGTTCGATAGTGCCTTGAGCAATTCTAGTTGTTCCAGTTAACAAACCAGCATCACTCATTGTGTATGTAGCTTCAAAATTGGCTACGAGATCAGAATTTAATGTTGTCATTTTCTATCTCCCAATTAAGCTGATTCATCACAAAGGATAGAAACGACTTTTGCTTCTTCCATTCGTGTTGCACCAAAAGTTGAACAATAAAAGACTTGAGTTGAGTAGGACTTGTCTGCTCTCTCATCAATCTTCGCCATTACGTCTTTTCCAACAGCCATTTTGATTCCATCTTCAGCCCATGCAAAACAAGTTCTGATGCTGGAAGCTACACCTAGCCTAGTAGACATTATGAATTTAAAACCCATAAATGTATCGACTTCACCAGCAACAAGCGCTTTCACAGTATTAAAATCGCTTGATGTTATTTGTGTCGTACCAAGTAGTGCTTCAACTTGAGCTGGAGCTACCGCAATGTATCTTGGAATAGACGGATCAACAGAACCTTCATCCAAAATTTTCTTTGCATTGATTAGCTTTGCTATAGTTAAATCAGCTGATCCATGAGCAATAATATTACCAGCAAGCATTGAAGTATCAGTGCTTCCGCTTGATCCAGTTTTTGCTGTACCAGTTGCGGCAGTAATAATTGCATCATCCATTGATCTTCCCATTGCCGCAGCAGCTGCTTGAGCATAGGTTGATGTAGGATCAATTAACATTCTTATTTTGTCAGCATCATCGATAAGATCCGCCCACTCATAAGAATCCATAGTTACCATTCGTCTTGAATGAGGTGTATCAAGGATCTGTGTATCTTGATGCCTTGATGTTCTTTTGACCGCAGCGGTTGCACCTACCTGGTCAAAAAATGCTTTCTCACCAGTTACAGATTCCTCGGATACAGAACCACGGAGCAAAGAACCTCTTTGCTGCGATAATAACTGTACGTTAGAACTAAACTGATTAACGAAAGCGGTAGTGATTTGTGAACTCATTTCACTTTCTCCGTTAGTTTAAGATTAAAATTAAAACGCTACCTGGGGAATCCAGACGTAAGTTATTTGTTGTTGCGAGGGCCTTTGCTTATCTCGACTACTTTGCTAGTGCCTTTCTTGGAAGGACCATCTGGCTTATCTCCCTTTCCGCACCAATGCAAATACTTGTCAGCTCTTTCTAGTGGATCATCTATAATCCTACCAGATCCAGTTTCGAGTACCATTCTCAAAACTTCGAGCCTAAATTCTCTTTCATCCATTATACCAGCTCCCTATATCTCATAGCTTCATCAACGTAAAAACTATGCTGTGGATGTTTTGCATCCCAGTAAGGTGAGCTTGGTTGTGTAAGTTCAGCCAGCTTTTCAGAAGCTTCATTAGGTGATAATCCGCCAGTTGTTTTAACACCAGCCAGTGTATCTTCACCCATTTTTTCTTTCATATACTGCCCAATATTAACCATTGTCTTAATAATTGCTGGATGATCCCCTAGTTTCATACCATTACTAAGTGTTAAATCTTCAAATTCCTCTACTGGAATAGCGCTAAAATTGTCTAAAACACCTTTTCCAACAGCCATTCTATCGTCAAATGCCTGGCCATATTCCTTTTTTAGCTCTAATGATACCTGGTTTATTTGATCTTCAGTAACATTTGCTGATTGTTGAACCTGGCTTCCACTAAATTCGTTATATTTATTTAGCAAATTCTGCGCTTGGTGAGGTAACAATCCTACTTCATGCGCTGTTTTCTTGAACCAATTTACCATATCAGCGTTTTCTGATTGGCCTTCGGCTAGTTTATTCTCTAATTGGTAGTCATCAGCACTTGCTGGTCTACCAACTTTGTCATAAAAACTGTTCCAATCGTCTGATGTAGCAAATTTACCAGGCTTTACAACCTTATCTGCACCTATCATAGACTGTGCATTAACATAAGATTTAGCTAATGATCCTACATCCTGGATAGTTTCTAATGATTTATGACTTCTTATATCTTCTGGAATATCTGAGCGCCAATCATTCTGTACTGGCTGCGCAGACGGAGCTTGTCCAGCATCTACTGGAGCTTCCGCTACCTGGGCTTCTTCACTCATGTTTCTACTATGTCCTCTCTAGTTTTTGGTTCTTGCAGCATTGATAATAAAAATAAGACTACAGTTCGCTGCCCTTCTCTGTAGGCTGTTTCGTTAGGATCTTGTGAAAATGTAGATCCGTTAATGTGATACCTGGCTTGCAGATCTTTCATTACAATCTGGCCATCTTCAGTATTTAATAATGTTCTGTAAGCTGCTCTAAGATCCTCTATGCTCATTGCGCTTGCTCGTTTGTAGCGTTAACTGCTCGTAATGCTGGCGCTGCATTACCAGCTGCTTCTGCCACTTGCTGCGCTTGCATCATTTCTGCTTGCTGTTTTTGTACCGCTGCCCTTCTTTGTCGTATCTCGGCAACTTCTTCATCACCTCGAATGGCTGTAGCTGGTACAGATAAAGCTTTGACCATATGTTTGGTTAGACCATCTGAATCTAAATAATCAATAATGCTTGGATCTACACCTACAAGTGGCTGCATTAACTCCAGTAAACGTAGTGCTGATTGCACATCACCAGATCTTTGCGCTTTGGCTAGAGGTGATACATATTCTATTTCTATATCAATATTCTGCATAAATTCTGGCGCAACTTCAAAAGCTTCTTGCCTAGCTAAAATATTATAACAACGAGTAATAAGTGGCTGTAGTAATTCAGCTTGCAATCTTCCTAATACTGGCCCTAACAATCTCATCTTTTCTTCAGTACGCTGGACAACTTCTGTTGCTGTCATCTGTGGCCCTTGGCCAAGGATTAACTGGTCAACGTAGAAAGCCGATTGGATAGCTTTTCTACGTTGTTCTTCCATATTTAAACCTAATGGATTGTTTGCGCCTATGTTTAGCGGCTCTATTCTATCCCTTGATCCAGATCTATAAAAATTAAGGCCGCCAGGTATTGTTCTAATGGGGAGAATAAAACCATCATCTGGAACAAGTAGTGGAGGATCAACTTGTTTTTGGGCGGCCCTAATTGTAACTTCAGACATTTTATTTAACATTTTTATGTCTGGCAAAGCTGTCATAGCTGGTGATCTACCATAGCCAATTTCAAAACTGGCTTTTAAAAATCGTGGTGCTGTGTAGGGAAACTCGTCAAATCCGCCTTCAGACAAAATTTTCTTTTCATCTGGATCTAAATAAACAGAAGCAAAAGGTTTATTTAGTGAATCTATCCTGGTTATATCTCTTTCATCTCTTTTAAATACAGCATGAAGCAAAGTTATTTCTTCATAAGGATTCTTTTGCATTAACTTAGCGACACGCTGCGGCACAGCTGTTTCACCAAAACGAGCTATGGCTGCTCTAGCTGGCATCTTAAATTTTCTATAAACTGTATCTACTCGGCCATTTTCATCTTCTGATAAATAACATTCTGATATATGCCTGGTTGAAAATTTTAACTGAAACTCATCATCAGATTCAACAAACATAACCCCAGTACCAAAAGTAATTAGATCATGGTACAACTCATGTATTTGTTCTTGAAAGTTTGACCTAGAAAATGCTTGGTACATAACATCTTCAACGCCTTCGAGCCATTCTTTTGCTGTGTCATCACCATCAAGAAATCTGTCTTGAAAACGTAAACTAAACCATTTTGTACTGGCATTAGTTAACATTCCATGAAGTGAAGCAGACATAAGTTCTGCTGCATGAATTGCTGTTCCATCAAATATAAGTTCTGTGCGCTTATCACCGCCAGACCTAACTTTGGTTACATCAGCTTTTCTGGGAACAACATAATCGGCTATTTCTTGCCAATGGGATTCCCAGGTTGATCTCATATTTTCTAAACTACCAAATCGACTAAGTAGAATATGAGCTAAATCATCATCTGCCATTTATAATCCTAATAAAGTTTTTCTGCGGATAGGCGCACCGCCTACAATACCTTGAGCTGAAGTTAATATTGTGCCTTTTGATCGACCACGCTTACGCTCTTCTTCTTCTTCTT